CCGACGCCGCCGTAAGGCGCGTCGTCATCCGTGATCTCATACTCGTCGGTGCTGCCGACCTTGTTATAGCCCAGGATTGCGCTCTCGACGCTCTCCTCCAGGGCGCTGGTGGTCAGGTCCAGGGTGTAGCCGGTGATGCTGGTGTCGGTCTCGGCCACCGCGTCATCCGCCCGCAGCTCGTTGTCTTCCTTCTGCCAGCTCAGGTTCGCGCTCACCGCCTTGCCGATCACCATGCCGGTGCCATAGGTGCTTTCCGTCACCATTTCGGCCCATACAGGGTACTGCATGCCGATTTCGGCCATGATCGTGTTCCTCCTTTGTCAGTCTCTCTCCCACACGGCCCGCATCGCGGCCTCCGCTGCGTCCCCGGCCCGGTCCTCCGCTTCGTCCACCCAGTGGTCTCCGCGCTTCTTGCTGGTGCCGTAGTGCAGGATGAACGCCTTTTCGGCGTTCCGGACGCCCTTCTTGTCCTTGCCGTGTGGATAAATATCGGTGTAATGGGCATCCTGCCCGGATTTCACGGCGGACGCTCGCACGCTGCGTTTCATCTCGCCGGTTTTCACATGACCGCGCTCCTCGATCACGTCCTGCCAGGCCTTCACGACAACCTTGCCGCCCTCGCCCAGCATTTCCGTGGCCTTCTCCTCCATGCGCGTGACCTCCCTGGACATTTCAGCCATCAGCTGATCCAGCCCGGTCGATGTCAGCTGCGCCATGGTCAGATCGCCTCGCAGTCATAGATGTGGTGGATATACCCTGTGTCCCGTTCATAATCCACAGAATAATTCACAGTGATATCCTCGCGCCCTTCCAGCGTGGTCAGCAGGGCCTCCGCGATGGCGTCCCCTTCCTCTTTCGTGAAGCGGTCCACCGTGAAGCGGATGCTGCCTTCCTCCGCGCCGTCCCCGAAAAGGTTGACGCGCCCGGTTTCCGTCCAGATGGTATATGCCGCGCTGCCGGATCCGTCGTGATCATATCGCTGGATGTTCGGATCAGCGGACACCAGCAGGGTCTTCAGATCACTCACCGTCACTTCCGGTCACCTCCGTCTGTCCGGATTCCTGCCCGGCCTGCCCGGCTTCCTGCGTTGTGGTGCCGCTGTCCCCGCCGCTGCCGTTCCCGCCCGTTGCCGGGGCCGGTGTCGGAATGGTGATCGGGTACATCTCATCCACTTCGAGGGTCAGGTCGCTGATCGGCTCGCCGGTGTCTCCGTCCGCCCCGTGCCAGGCGCGGGTGATCCGGTATTTCTCCGTCTTCACCGTTGTCCCGTCAAAAGGCGTCAGGTCCACCATGTCCTGATTCCGGATGCCCCTGCACTGCAGGATCCGGATCCGCGTGGCCGTTTCGGTATCCTCTCTCCCCTCGCTGGGCCGCGCGGGGCTGGTCGCAAAGTCCAGCTCCGCGTAATAGCCCTCAAACAGGGTTTCCCAGGTCCAGGTCGGTTTGCTCCCCGCCTGCGTGGTGCTGACTCTCCGGCTGATCCTGCACGTTCCGCGGTCAAGAATCATCTCCGCTCGCCTCCCGTGTCTGCCTCAGCCATCTTTCGCGCCTCCGCAGCCGCAGCCAGTCCGGCATGCTGCCCGCGCTGTCCCGGTTCTGATACTGCCACACGGTGTAGTCCACCAGCAGCATCAGGTCGTCCGCGCTGTCGGTGAGGGAGATGCCGACGCCCGCCAGCTCAGCCTCTGCCGCCGCGATCCGCTGCGTGAAATAATCATCCAGCGACGTGTCCGCCGCCAGCCGGTTCAGCCGCTGCTTCACCAGGCTCAGGGCCGTGTTGGTCGTTCCCGCCATCTCCGCTCACCTCCATGCTATGCCGCGTCGATCAGGAAGCCTTCGGCACGCTCGCGACGTAGCCGACGGACACAACCTTGTCGTTGCTGTCCACTTCGATGACCGTGATGATCTTCCCGGCAGCCGCGGTGATCTCGGTCGTTCCGCTGGTCAGGCTGGAGAAGCCGCTGGCGGGCTGATCGTCGCCGACCTCGAAGTTGACCTTGCCGACCTTGTAATACAGCTCAGGATTTTCATCCGCCACGGTGTCCGCAACCGTCAGCACGGTCTTGCCGACGCTGGCGGCGGAAGCCTTCGCGACGATGCCCAGCATGTTCATCTCTTCAGCCGCCCAGTCCTTGGCGAAGGTGCGGGTCTTGGTCGGGGTGCTGTTGGCGTAGTTGACGATCACGAAAGCCTTGCCTTCGATGGGACGTCCGTCATAGCGCCCGGTGCCCTTGAACACGGTCTGGTCCTGCAGGAACCGGAACTCGGTGCTGCTGGCGAATTCCACGCCCGCGCGTTCAGCCATGAGGTAGTTGCCGCCGAAGCCGCCGACGATCTCGTAATCCGCGATCACGTCGTTGTCCTCGAACTCGACGATTTCACCGCCGACGATGGGCATCAGGTTGGTGTTGGCAACCAGAGCGCCGTTGGCGTCGAAGGCCAGGGCCTTGGCCATGATGTCCAGGTGGGTCTTCCGGTTCATGACCCAGAACAGGCCGTCCGCGGAATAGACCGGCTTGGCGATGCCCAGCTCGGCAATCAGGGCGGCGAAGAATTCCGCGCCAGTCGAGGTGGACTTGTTGATGGTCTTGATGTTGCTGGTGTGGAGGTCAACGAACGCAGGCTCGTTGGTGCCCCACCAGGCGGGCTGGCTTTCGCAGGCCAGGCGGGTGATGATGCCGACGGGCATCTTGCTGCCGGTGCCGTACAGGATCGCCTTGTCCAGGGCCTTGGCGATGGCCACGCCCAGGGCGGTCACGATTTCCTGCGCCAGCGCGATGTCGCTGTCTTCCAGCGCCGCGTTGCACACGGCCACGAACGCGCCGACCTTGAAGCCGTCAACCTCGGTCTGGTTGAACGCGAGGTCCAGCTCGTTGAGGTTCGCGCACATTTCGGTCCACACGGCCTCCGGGATCTTGCCCAGGATGTTCATGCGGCCCTTGCCGCCCACCTGACGGAGGTTCACGAACTTCAGCAGCTTGGAAGCCGCCGCGGTCTCCTCGCGCACCAGGCCCAGCATGGTCTCCGGAATGGTCAGGCCGACGCCGGTCAGCGCCCGCTTTTCGGTCATCGCGGTCCGCACTTCGCTCAGGAAGCTCCGCACCTGTTCATTGCCCAGGAACGCCTCCCGCTCCTGCATGGTGAAATTCTTCAGCCGACGAATCATAGGGATGTTTCCTCCTCTGTTCTCGGTCACGGTCTGCGCCGTGCCGTTATTCCTGGCAGCCTCTTCGCTGCCGCCTGCCGCCTCCGCGGGCGGCGTGGTGTCCTGCGCGTCTTCCTGCTCCTGCAGCTCGGTCTCCAGCTGGCTGATCTCGCTTTCCAGCTCGTCAGCGGCGCTCTCGGCCTCTCCGCGCTCCTGCTCAAACTGGCCGATCATCTCGTCCAGCTCGGTCCGCTGCTCATCGGTCTCGACCTCGCCGATGGCCGTTTCCAGTTCCGCCTCGCGGGTCTTGAAGCCTTCCAGCTTCTCCCGCAGCTTGTCCAGCTCGGCCTTCTTCATGTCGATCCGCTTCCGCAGCATCAGCACCTTAAGCATCGTTTTTGTCCTCCTTGTGAATTCTCGCCCTGGCGGACGTCTTCCAGTCCTCCAGGCGGTTCCGGCTCAGCTCCTCCCGCTGTGCTTCGCGAGCCGAGACGTTGGTGTCCTCATACGCCGGGAACGTGCAGACGCTGACCTCATGCAGTTCCACCTCGGTGATCGTCCAGTGGATGGAGCCGTCGTCACGGAACTCCGTCTCCTCACTGACGATATTGAAGCCGAAGCTGCACTGGTCCACATCGCCCCGCTTGACGCGCTCGTACAGGTTCATGGCATCCTGATCGTTCGGATTGATCGTGATGTCACCCCACAGTCCATGCTCGTCCACGCGAAGCTCCAGTGTGTGGGCCGCCGTGCGCCCCAGCACCAGGGTGGTGTCGTGGTTGGTCAACGCCCTGATGTCCCCGCTGAGGGTATTGTCGAAAGCGTGCCGGTCAACGCTCTCCGTCATGCCCGGCCCGATTTCATACACGCCGTCGAATACCGAAAAATAACCGGTAATGTGCGGTGCCTGTTCCGCCTCTTCCCTGACCTCGAACCGGGTCAGCTGCGCCCGCACCTGTCTGTCCTTCTTCTCCCTGGTGATCATGTTGTCTCCCCCTCTCAAATTGCCAACCGTTGGCAGTTTCACTTTTTGTCAGCGGTCTTCCGCACGGTCTTCCTGGTGCTGACCGCGGTGCTTCTCTTCTTGGCCGCGGGCCTGACGGCGGTCTTCTTCTGCTGCGTTTTCGCAGCGCCGGCCTTTTCCTGATGCGTTTCCGCAGCGCCGTCTTCCAGCCTGCCGTCCCTGCCGGGGCACCGCATCGCGCCGTCCGTCAGCACGGTCCGGCCCTCCATCATGCACATCTTCTGATGAGCGCACACGCTCCCGCTCACCTTGCAGCGGATCGCCTCCCGCGCCGCGCCGAACACCGCCTGATCGCATCTGTAAGCCATCTTTCTTTCCTTTCTCCGGGATCATTCGCCCGGCTCCGTCTCCTCGCCGCCGGAGTACCTCCTCACCTGGCACTCCCGCAGCTGCTCCCTGCACGTCTCGC